CCCGCCGCTGGCGCCGGCCGAGCTCCTGCCCGGCTACCGTGTCGAGCTCGACACGGGAGCGTGGCTCACCCTGCCGTGGCCGGACCGGCTCGAGGACCTCCCGCCGAGCCTCGGACCCGACGTCATGCGCTGGTGCGCCGGCGAACCGACACCGCTGATCGCCGGCATCGAAGGCCCTCGGCTCCGGCATCACCTGTTCGGCGGGCCGTGGGAGTTCACGCTCGGCCAGCGCCGGTTCCTGCACCTCTGGTACGCCGTCCGGCCCGACGGGCGGTGGCTGTACCGGTCGGGTGTCAAGCGCGGAGCGAAGGGCACCGGCAAGGACCCGTTCCTGGCGGCGCTGGCGCTGATCGAGGCGCTCGGCCCGGTCGTGCTCGTCGACTTCGACGGCGTCCGCCCGGTCGCTGTCGCTCACCACCAGGCGCTCGTGCAGGTCGGGGCGAACAGCGAGGCGCAGGCCAAGGACGTGCTGCGGGTCGTCAACGGGATGGTCTCGCCGGAGCTGCGGGTCGAGCACTACGTCGACGACGGGATCACCCGCACCCAGTTCGGCAACGGGTCCCTGATCGAGCTCCTGACCCGGTCGGAGCGGTCGTCGGAGGGCGATCCGTCGACGGCGATCCTGCTGAACGAGACGCACCACATGACGAGGACGTCGGGCGGCCAGGACCTTGCCGGCGTAGCGCGCCGCAACGTCGGCAAGTCGCCCGGCGGTCGGGCCCGGGTGCTCGAGGGGACGAACGCCCACCTCCCCGGCGAGGAATCGGTGGCCGAGGACAGCTTCAACGCCTGGCAGCTGCAGGTCGCCGGCCAAGCCCGCCGCTCCGACATCCTGTACGACTCCCGCGAGGCGCCCCCGCACCTCCGGCTGCACGTCGAGGACGAGCTCGAGGAGGGCATCCGGGCGGCGTACGCCGATTCGCCGTGGACCGATCAGGAGCGGATCCGGGACGAGGCGCAGGACCCTCGGGTGCCGGTGGCCGACTCGGTCCGCTACTACTTCAACGCCCTCCCGACGAACGAGTTCTCGTGGGTCGACCCGCGCAAGTTCGACGCCCTGGCGCGCGCCGACATCGTCGTCGCCGACCGGGAGCCGCTGGCGCTGTTCCTCGACTGCTCCAAGTCGGAGGACGCCACCGCGCTGATGGGTTCGAGGATCTCCGACGGCCACGTGCTGACGCTCGGCGTGTGGCAGCGACCGCACGGCGACCGCGGGACCGGCTGGCTCGCCCCACGCGAGGAGGTCGACGCCCGAGTGCGCTGGGTGTTCGGCACCTACGACGTGTGGTGGTTCGGGGTCGACCCGTCACCGGCACGCGACGAGGAGGTGGAGGCGCAGTACTGGGCGGCGATCGTCGACGAGTGGCACCGGGACCTCCGGGAGACGGTGCTGCTGTGGGCGACGCCCGGCCCGACCGGGTCAGCGGTGTCGTTCGATCTGCGCATGTCGACGCCGGGCGGTCAGGAACGGAACCGCCTGTTCACCGAACACGCCGAGCTCACGGCTGCCGCCGTCGACGAAGAGGCCACGCTCACCCACGACGGCGACGCCCGGCTGCGGGTGCACGTGCACAACTCCCGCCGGCGGCCGAACCGGTGGGGTGTGTCGCTGGGGAAGCAGTCGCGGGACTCGAAGCGCCTCGTCGACTGTGCGGTGGCGATGGTCGGCGCCCGCCTCGGCCGGCGCCTGGTGCTCAACAGCGGCAAGACCCGCGAGAAGAAGCGATCCGGAGTCGTCTGGTGACGAGAGGAGGTGGCGAGACGTGGCCGTGAGCCAGGAGGAAGCGCTCGACATCGTCCGCGGGCGCCTCTGGCCGATCGCCAAGGCCGAGCGGGCCCGTGTCGCCATGATCGACAAGTGGCTGCGGTGGGATCACGACAAGCCGCACCAGCCGCGCCATGCCACGAGGGAGTACCAGGGCATCAGCGACCGGGCCCAGGCCCCGTGGGGGCGCCGTGTCGTCACGGCCGCCACCGACCAGATGTACGCCGAGGGCTACCGCACCGGGCGCAGCGCCGAGAACAGCCGGCCGTGGTCGTGGTGGCAGGCGAACGGGATGGACGCCCGCCAGGGCGCGTTCCACGAGTCGATCGTCGGCTACGGCCTCGCCTACGCCGTCGTGCTGCCCGGGAAGTCGTGGCTCGGTGAGCCGATGCCGGTCATCCGCGGGCTGGACCCGTCGCAGATGGTGGCGTTCTACGAGGACCCGGCGTGGGACGACTGGCCGGTGTACGCGCTGCGGATCCGGGACGTGAAGGTCGGCGACTCGATGGGCTTCCGGCTCCGCCTGTACGACGACACCGGCGTGCACACCCTCGTCGCCACCGGGTCCGGAGAGAGCTTCAAGTACGTCGGGTTCCAGGAGTACACGACCGAGATCGGCGTGTGCCCCGTCGTCCGCTACACCGCGCACCTCGACCTGCGCGGCCGGGCGAACGGTGACATCGAGCCGATCATCCCCGTCCTCGGGCGGATCGACCAGACGACGTTCGACCGGCTCGTCGTGCAGCGGTTCGCGTCGTGGACCGTCCGCACGGTCGCCGGCATGGCGAAGCCGGAGGACGACTCCGAAGCGGCCGCCGAGAAGCTGCGGCTGAAGGTCGAGGACATCCTGATCGCCGCCGACCCCGACACGAAGTTCGGGACGCTCGCCGCTTCGCCGCTGTCGCCGTTCATCGAGGCGCACGACGCCGACGTCCGCGCCCTCGCCGCCCTCTCGCAGTCGCCGGCGCACGAGCTCGTCGGCACCATGGCCAACCTGTCCGCCGAGTCGCTCGCCGCAGCCGAGGCGTCCCTGACCCGCCGCGTGACCCGGTTGAAGCACGGCGTCGGCGAGGACCACGAGAAGACCCTCCGCCTCTCGGCGCTGATCATGGGCGACAAGGAAGCCGCCGGCGACGACGACTCCGAGATCCGGTGGCGCGACATGGAGTCGCGGTCGATGGCTCAGGCCGCCGACGCCCTCGGGAAGATGGCGACGATGCTCGGCGTCCCCGTCGAGTTCCTGTGGAGCAAGGTCCCCGGCTGGACCGATCAGGACGTCGAGGAGATCAAGCGCCTGGCCGAAGAGGGCGGCCCGCTCGTCGACCTGATGCGCCAGCTCGCCGACGGTCAGACGCCAGCGCTCGACCCCGTCACCGTCTGACGTGGCCGCGACCGCGGAAGCGGCCCGGCTGACCGACGCCCACCGGCGAGCCCAGGCACGGCTCGGTGCGCAGACCGTTGCCCAGGCACTCGCCGTCTGGCCGTTGCTCGACCCGGCCGACGTCAACGGGACCGTGCAACGGTGGCTGTCGGCGATGATCCCCATCGTCCGCTCGTCACGGCGCACCTCCGCGCGGCTGGCGGCGAACTACCTGGTGACGTTCCGGGCGCTCGAGCTCGGCGTCGACGTCCCGGCGATGGTCCCCGTGCTCGTCGAGGACGTCCCCGCCCGGCGGGTGGCGACGTCGCTGATCGTGACCGGGCCCGCCGCCATCCGTGCCGGCGTCGCCCGCGGCGTGCAGCTCGAGCAGGCCGCCGAGGTCGGCGCCGCCCGATCCGCCGGCGCAGCGATGCGCCACGTCCTCAACGGCGGCCGTGAGACCGTCGCCGAGACCGTCAGGAGCGACAACCGGTCCCTCGGGTGGGCGCGGGCGGTGTCGCCCAGCTGCTGTGCGTTCTGCGCCATGCTCGCCTCCCGCGGCCCCGTGTTCAGCGAGGGCACCGTCGAGTTCCCGGCGCACGACAACTGCTCCTGCGGGTCCGAACCGGTGTACCGGCGCGACGCCGACTGGCCGTCCGGATCCCGCAGGTTCCAGGAGCTCTGGCAGGAGTCGACCCGGGGCCTCTCCGGTGACGACGCCCGCAACGCCTTCCGCGAAGCCCTCAGCGGCGACGCGGACGAATGATCCGGCGCACCGCGATGGTGCGCCACGACAGGAAAGGCCGCGATGGCTGACGACGACGACAAGAAGAAGCCGCCCGCGAAGGACGGTGGGGACGATGACCTCGGCGACGCCGGCAAGAAGGCGCTCGACGCGGAACGATCGGCTCGGCGCGACGCCGAGAAGCAGCTCAAGGAGCTCCGCGACGAGCTCCAGGGGCTGAAGGACAAGGACAAGGGCGACGCCGAGAAGCTCACCGACCGCATCACCGCCGCCGAGAAGCGGGCGGACGACGCGGAAGCCAAGGTGGTGCGCCTCGAGGTCGCCACGTCGAAGGGCCTCAACGCCGCCCAGGCGAAGCGGCTCGTCGGCGCCACGAAGGAGGAGCTCGAGGCAGACGCCGACGAGCTCCTGAAGACGTTCAAGCCCGCCGGCGACGGCGACGGCGACGAACGCAAGGGTGGCCCCCAGCGCAAGCCCTCCGAGGACCTGCGCGGCGGCGGCGACCCGACCTCAGAGCCGGGCGAAACGAACCCGACGAAGCTCGCCGAGAGCGTGCCTCGGCTCTGACCCCACCGCTCGGCCTCCACCACGGCGGCCGCCCGCGGTTCCGCACTTCACGAACCACAGGAGGTTCCAGCCGTGGCGAACACGTTCATCAAGGCCGAGCAGGTCGTCAACCAGATGCTCGGCGTGCTCGAGCGCGAGCTCGTGCTCGCCGGCCTGGTCTGGCGCGACGCCGTGCCGAGCTTCAAGGGCGCGAAGAACGACACCGTGTCGCTCCGCGTGCCCGCCTACACCACGGCGCGCACGCGCGTGCTCCGCGGTGGCCAGCCGATCGTCGTCGACGACCTCGACGAGACGAAGGTCGACGTGACGCTCAACACCCACGTCTACAAGGCGATCGGCGTGTCGGACGAGGAGATGACCCTCGACATCGTCGACTTCGGCCAGCAGATCACCGCCCCGGCGATGAGCTCGGTCGTCCGCAAGGTCGAGGACACGGTGGCGGCGCAGCTGTCGCTGTCGACCCCGGCCGTCGACATCATCCTCGACGAGGACGACCCGTACCTCGGGCTCGTCGACGCCCGGATCGCGCTGAACAACGCCGGCGTGCCGGCGAGCCAGCGCTTCCTCGCCGTCGGGTCCACGGTCGAGGCGGCGATCCTCAAGAGCGACCGCCTCTCGAAGTTCGACCAGTCGGGCTCCGACAGCGCGCTCCGTGAGGCGACCATCGGCCGGATCGCCGGCTTCACCGCGGTGTCGGCCCCTGGGCTCGACCCCGACGTCGCCATCGCGTCGCACAAGACGGCGTTCGTGCTGGCGCTCGTCGCGCCGGTCGTGCCGCAGGGCGCCGCGTGGGGCGAGACGCGCAGCTACCAGGGCATGTCCCTGCGGGTGCTGCGCGACTACGACCCGACCGGCAGCAGCGGCCCCGTCGACCGTCTCCTCACGGACACGTTCATGGGGACCGGGATCGTCCGCGACCGCGGCCACATCGACAGCAACGGGAAGTTCCAGCCGTCGGAGAACGGCACGGACCCGCAGCTGCTCATCCGCGCCGTCAAGCTGTCCCTGCACGGCAGCTGAGCCGTGGCCGCCCTCACCCCGCTCGTCGGCATCGGTGACCTCGAGGACCTCCTCGAGGGCGACGTGTCCGACGAAGCGCGGGCGTGGGCGCTCATCGCCGCGACGTCGACCCTCGTTCGGGCCCTCTCGGGCTCAGCGTGGGTCGACGCCGACGGCGAGCTCGACTGGACCGACACCACCGACGAGAAGCTGAAGCTCGTCGGTGACGCCCTGACGCAGGTCACCGCCGAGGCCGCCAAGCGCGCCTACCTGAACCCGAACTCGGCGACGTCGGAGACGACCGGGCCGTTCTCGATCTCCCGCGGCGAGGAAGCCGCAGCCGGGATCTACCTGACCGAGGTCGAGCAGAAGACGATCGCCAGCGCCGTCGCCCTCTACCGCGGGTCCTCGTCGCCCGGGCTGTGGACGCTCGCCACGACCCGCAGCGACTCGTGCCGCACCGACGTGCCCGGCACGACCTGCGATCCCCGCACCGGCGACCTGTACCTCGATACCGACGACGGCGCCCCGATCCCGTTCGTCACGGGCGACCAGCTCGGGTGACCGAGACCGTCGTGCGCCTCCGGGCGCCCGCCGACGGCACCGACCGCCGCGGCAACCCGCAGGTCGACTGGACCGCCGCCGCCCGCCTCGAGATCACCGGCTGCGCCGTCGCCCCCCGACCGCAGGGCGAGAACCGCGCCGAGGGCCGCCAGGCCGTCACCCGCGGCTGGACGGTGTACGCCCCCGGTGAGCCCGACGTCGCCGCCACCGACCGCCTCGAGGTGCGCGGCGAGACCTTCGACGTCGACGGCGACCCCGCCGTCTGGCTCCGCCACTTCAGCGGCGGCGTGCGCGGCGTCGTGATCGACGTCCGGAGCGTCGAAGGATGACCGACGCCGTCGTGATCATCATCCCGATGCTCCACCGCCCGTGGTGGGTGGAGCCGCTCCTCGAGTCGATCGAGGCGACTACGCCGGAGCCGCACCGGGTCATCTTCGGATGCACCCCTGACGACGAGGCCGTGCTCGCCGCTGTCGACGCCGCCAACGCCGACCGGGTCGACGTCGAGTACCGCCGCGTCGGCGACTACGCCCGGAAGATCAACGCCGGCTACCGGGCCAGCACCGAGCCCCTGATGTTCGTCGGCGCCGGCGACCTCCGGTTCCACCCGCACTGGCTCAAGCGCGCCGCCGCCCGCCTCGCCCCGGGGATCGGCGTCGTCGGCACGAACGACCTCGGCAACCCCCGCGTCCTCGCCGGCGAGCACGCAACCCACTGCCTCGTCACCCGCGCCTACGCCGACCAGTTCGGGATCATCGACGCACCCGGCCAGGTCCTCTACGAGGGCTACCCGCACGAGTACGTCGACGACGAGCTCGTCGGCACCGCCAAGAAGCGGGACGCGTGGGCGTTCGCCGGCGACTCGATCGTCGAGCACCTCCACCCCCACTGGGGCAAGGGGCCCACGGACGAGCTGTACGAAGCCCAGCGGGCGCGGATGCGCGACGGCCGGAACACCTACCTGCGGAGGAGACGGCTGTGGACGTGACCGTCGTCGTCGCCACCTACGGCGACCCGTCGTGGCGCGATCTCGCTCGCCGCGCCGTCGCCACGGCCGACGCCCTCGGCGTCCCGGTGGCCACCGTGCACGGCGAGACGCTCCACGACGCCCGCAACGCCGCGCTCGACCAGGTCGACACCGAGTGGGTGTGCCACCTCGACGCCGACGACGAGCTCGAGGCCGGCTACTTCGACGCCATTGCCGCCGGCACCGCCGACGTGCGCGCCCCCGCCGTGCGGTACGTCAACGGCCGGTCAGCTCAGCGGCCACGGATCCCGAACGTCTCCGGCCACAGCCACGACTGCGTCGCCGGATGCCTCGTCGAGGGGAACTGGCTCGTCGTCGGATCCGTCGCCCGCGCCGAGCTGATCCGCTCCGTCGGCGGGTGGCGCGACTTTTCCTGGTCCGAGGACTGG